TGGCGGCACGGAGCCGCGCATCACCTGTAATGCGTACCTGACCACGCGGCGCAAGGCGTGGGATGTGCTCAGTGATTTCTGCTCGGCGATGCGCTGTATGCCGGTATGGAACGGGCAGACGCTGACGTTCGTGCAGGACCGGCCGTCGGATAAGGTGTGGACCTATAACCGCAGTAATGTGGTGATGCCGGATGATGGCGCGCCGTTCCGCTACAGCTTTAGCGCCCTGAAAGACCGCCATAATGCCGTTGAGGTGAACTGGACTGACCCGGACAACGGCTGGGAGACGGCGACAGAGCTTGTGGAGGACACGCAGGCCATTGCCCGTTACGGTCGTAACGTCACGAAGATGGATGCCTTTGGCTGTACCAGTCGGGGGCAGGCACACCGTGCCGGGCTGTGGCTGATTAAAACGGAACTGCTGGAAACGCAGACCGTGGACTTCAGCGTGGGCGCAGAAGGGCTTCGCCATGTACCGGGCGATGTCATTGAAATCTGTGATGATGACTATGCGGGGATCAGCATCGGTGGGCGTGTGCTGGCGGTGAACAGCCAGACCCGGACGCTGACGCTCGACCGTGAAATCACGCTGCCATCCTCCGGCACCACGCTGATAAGCCTGGTTGACGGAAGTGGCAATCCGGTCAGCGTGGAGGTCCAGTCCGTCACCGACGGCGTGAAGGTAAAAGTGAGCCGTGTTCCTGACGGCGTTGCCGGATACAGCGTATGGGGGCTGAAGTTGCCGACGTTGCGCCAGCGCCTGTTCCGCTGCGTGAGTATCCGTGAGAACGACGACGGCACGTATGCCATCACCGCCGTGCAGCATGTACCCGAAAAAGAAGCCATCGTGGATAACGGGGCGCACTTTGACGGCGACCTGAGCGGCACGGTGAATGGCGTCACGCCGCCCGCGGTGCAGCACCTGACTGCCGAAGTCACCGCAGACAGCGGGGAATATCAGGTGCTGGCGCGCTGGGACACGCCGAAGGTGGTGAAGGGGGTGAGCTTCCTGCTTCGCCTGACCGTGGCAGCGGATGACGGCAGTGAGCGGCTGGTCAGCACGGCCCGGACGACGGAAACCACATACCGCTTCACGCAACTGGCGCCGGGGAACTACAGGCTGACAGTCCGGGCGGTAAATGCGTGGGGACAGCAGGGCGATCCGGCATCGGTATCGTTCCGGATTGCCGCACCGGCAGCGCCGTCTCGGATTGAGCTGACACCGGGCTATTTTCAGATAACCGCCACGCCGCATCTTGCGGTTTATGATCCGACGGTACAGTTTGAGTTCTGGTTCTCGGAAAAGCGGATTGCGGATATCAGGCAGGTTGAAACCGCAGCCCGCTATCTTGGCTCGGCGCTGTACTGGATAGCTGCCAGTATCAATATCAAACCGGGCCATGATTATTATTTTTATATCCGCAGTGTGAATACTGTTGGCAAATCGGCATTCGTGGAGGCTGTCGGTCGGGCGAGCGATGATGCGGAAGGTTACCTGGATTTTTTCAAAGGAGAAATCGGGAAAACACATCTGGCCCAGGAGCTGTGGACGCAGATTGATAACGGTCAGCTTGCGCCGGACCTGGCTGAAATCAGGACGTCCATTACGAATGTCAGCAATGAAATCACGCAGACCGTCAATAAAAAACTGGAAAATCAGAGTGCGGCAATCCAGCAGATACAGAAAGTTCAGGTTGATACAAATAATAACCTGAACAGCATGTGGGCCGTGAAACTGCAGCAGATGCAGGACGGACGCCTTTATATTGCGGGTATCGGTGCCGGTATTGAGAATACGCCAGCAGGAATGCAGAGTCAGGTGCTGCTGGCGGCAGACAGGATTGCGATGATTAATCCTGCGAATGGCAACACAAAGCCGATGTTTGTTGGTCAGGGCGATCAGATATTTATGAATGAAGTGTTCCTGAAATATCTGACGGCTCCCACCATTACCAGCGGCGGCAATCCTCCGGCATTTTCCCTGACATCAGACGGAAAGCTGACCGCTAAAAATGCGGATATCAGTGGCAGTGTGAATGCGAACTCCGGGACGCTCAACAACGTCACGGTAAATGAAAACTGTACGATTAAGGGCATGCTGGAGGCGACTCAGGTCAGAGGTGACTTCGTTAAAGCTGTATCCAAATCATTTCCGAAACAGGCTGGTACGTGGGGTAACACGGAAACACCAAACGGGACGGTTACAGTCACCATCAGCGATGATCATAACTTTGACCGTCAAATCATTATTCCGCCCATTATCTTTAACGGAATAGCGTATAGCGATCCGGGAAGTGGTAATAACCCGGGAGGTACAAGATACACGGGTTATGGTTTTGAAGTTCGCAAAAACGGTGTATTAATCGCATCCAGAGAAACTAAAGGGGCCATTCCCGGTAGCTACAGTGCGGTTATTGATATGCCGAGTGGCAGGGGAAGCGTCACTCTGGAGTTTAAGGTTTTCCATAAAGGCAATCAGCGGGCAGGTAATATCACCGACTGTACGGTGATTGTGACCAAAAAAGCGGCTTCCGGCATCAGTATCCGTTGAAATATTTATAACCCTAATAACGGGCGCCAGAAATGGCGCCTTTTTTATTGCAGAAAATCGGGAGGTAATTATGCGTAAAGTTTGTGCAGCAATTTTGTCCGCAGCCATTTGTCTGGCCGTATCCGGTGTGCCTGCATGGGCGTCTGAGCATCAGTCCACGCTGAGCGCAGGATATCTTCATGCCAGTACGGACGCTCCCGGCAGCGATGATCTGAACGGGATTAACGTGAAATACCGTTATGAGTTTACGGACACACTGGGGCTGATTACGTCCTTCAGTTATGCCAACGCCGAAGATGAGCAAAAAACGCATTACAGCGATACCCGCTGGCATGAGGATTACGTGCGTAACCGCTGGTTCAGCGTGATGGCAGGGCCGTCTGTGCGTGTGAATGAATGGTTCAGTGCGTATGCGATGGCGGGTGTGGCTTACAGCCGTGTGTCGACTTTTTCCGGGGATTATTTCCGCGTAACTGACAACAAGAGGAAAACGCACGACGTGCTGACCGGAAGTGATGACGCTCGCTACAGCAACACATCTCTGGCGTGGGGGGCTGGCGTGCAGTTTAACCCGACCGAATCAGTGGCCGTTGATGTCGCTTATGAAGGCTCCGGCAGCGGTGACTGGCGCACTGACGGTTTCATCGTGGGTGTCGGTTATAAATTTTGATTAGTAACACAGCGTTATGACAGCCCGCCGGTTCAGGCGGGCTTTTTTGTGGAGTGGGTATGGCAGCAGTACAAATATCAGGCGTGCTGAAAGATGGTGCGGGAAAACCAATACAGAACTGCACCATTCAACTGAAAGCCAGACGTAACAGCACCACGGTGGTGGTGAACACGGTGGCCTCTGAAAATCCGGATGAGGCAGGGCGTTACAGCATGGACGTCGAGTATGGTCAGTACAGCGTCACTCTGTTGGTGGAGGGATTCCCGCCATCACATGCCGGGACCATCTCCGTGTATGAAGATTCTCAACCGGGTACGCTGAATGATTTTCTCGGTGCCATGACGGAGGATGATGCCCGTCCGGAGGCACTGCGTCGTTTTGAACAGATGGTGGAAGAAGCAGCGCGTCACGCAGAGGAGGCGAAGAAGAATGCCGGAGAAGCAGAGACGTCCGCGAGGAATGCCGGCATATCAGCCAGTAAGGCGGAAGCGAGCGCCGCAAATGCTGATACTTCAGCAGAGGATGCATCGGAGTCAGCCCGGCAGGCGGCAGAAAGTGCAGCCTCTGCAAAGAAGTCAGAGGAAGCGTCCTCGTCCTCAGCCTCTGAGGCCGCTCAAAAAGCCAGTGAGTCATTACAAAGTGCAACAGATGCCGAGTTGTCAAAAAAGACGGCAGAAAGTGCAGCCGGTAATGCAGCCAGGGATGCAACGACCTCAACAGAAAAAGCCCGGGAATCAGCAGAAAGCGCACAGTCAGCGGAACAAAGCAGAATAGCGGCGGAAGACGCCGTAAACAGAATTCCCACCGTGGTGGGGCCTCCCGGACCAAAGGGGGAACCGGGTCCCGCGGGTCCTCAGGGGCCGAAGGGAGATAAAGGAGAGC